TTACAAAATGAGCCTGGTAGAAGAGCCGCCGTTACGGTTCGGCATACCGCAGATGGTCAGGACGATGTTATACATACTGTCCACAAGGGTCTGCGTCTGGGTCTGGTTCAGCTCTGCGGTCAGATACTCAATCTCCGCCTTAAACTGCGGGTCAATGTCCTTGAATTTGATTGCGCCCTCGTCCCGCAGCTCCCGGTAGTCTTCGGAAGAAATATCGACATTGTGGAAGAGCATGAGGGACTGAATGAACTGCTCCACGCCGTCAATGCGGTTAGACTCCGTGGTATTGATTGCGTCCAGCAGAGGAAGGACGATCTCAAAGGCACCCAGCCGGGACTTGTTGGCCGGGTACTCAATGATGGGGATGCCCAAATACTGCTCTTCGCTTCGTCTGATTGCCCAGGTATTTTCCACCTCATAGAAGTGGTCATCCGTATAGCAGCTAAAGACCAGAACCCCATCGTCTTTGAGGACATACTTCACGCCCATAATGGGAGGATTGCCGAGGGCCGTGGAGTAGACCACAAAAGCAAAGCGAGGGTCAAGGGTGTAAATCTCAAAGGGGGCCTCGTCCTCTTCCAGATCAGCTTCGCCGTCCGGCAGCACCATTCTGTACGATGTGCCGCAGATATGCCACCACTCGGCCAGTTCAGCGTCCTCAGAGGGTTTATCTTCGGACAGAGTGTAGTCATTCAGCCGGGTCACCGCCTCAGCGATACCCTTGTCATCTTTCCGGCTGACATACTGAACAGGCTCACCCATCAGGTAGCCAACCTTGAAGGACACGATCTCATTGGCCCGGTTCTCAACGACTTTGTTGTTGATTTCAGGCCGAACATCTTTCTTCCGGTAAAGAATGGGCTGATCGCCCTTGTAATACCGGTAAAGGTAGTTAATATCCGCCTGGTTCATGAGGTGAGTGAACAGAGCCTTTTGGAGAACATCAATGATGTTGTTGTCGTTGATCTCGGTCACATCGGCATAGATTACCCTACGACCAAACAATGTCCTGGCTCCCATTCAATCACCTCCCCGCAAAATGCCTTTCTATCACCTCACATCATAGCATAATCTCTAATGCTTGTCAATGGCATAACTCTTTATAATACCATTGGAGAGCAAAAAGCGCAAGGTATCAGCAAGGCCGTTTGAAGATTTCGATTTTCCCGCCACTCAGCATACGGATTTCATTTTCCAGCAGAGCCAGGGAGTCAGGTGCGTCATCGTGCGGCACCTTACCGCTCCGGGTGTAGGTGGTCAACTCCTTCATGAAGTTCCAATACTGACTGCCCCGCTTGTAGGTGGTGGGGTGCTTGAAGTAGAAGTTCTTCTTGATATTGTCGGAGGCAAACTCAATCCGGGTCTGTTTGTTGGAAATGGTACGCTTTGTCCGAATACCGATGGAGTACCCTTGCTGCCGGATAATATCAGCCACATCCCGAGCATAATACTGACCGGCGTTATTGGCCTCGAAGGTGGCGGAGGCGACCTTGTTGGAGATCAGACACTTGGCGCACTCCGGCTTTGTCACCTCGGCGGGAGCATCGTCAAAGACCACATCCACAATGTAGACCTCGCTGCCATAGATGACGGCTACCGGCATAGAGGTGGAGTCAGAACCGCTTTCGGCGGTATCTCCTACGGCAATGATGGTGTCCGGCTCCCGGTCAGGCGGCAGCTCAAAGAAATAGTTCAGCTCGTCCTTGTTGAAGAGAAGACCCTTGGCCTCAAAGGGCTGTTGCTGGAACTCACTCTCAAACTGCTCGGCGGACAGAAGCTCCCGCTGCTCCCGGAAGTAGGCCGTGGTGAAAATCTTCTGGCCCTCTCGCTCATACTCATAATTGCTTTCGTCCGTGATGGGGTCAAGGGCTGGTATCTCAATGGCCCTCCATGCCCAACCCTGTTGCTCTGCGTACTCCTGAATACGGCCAATGGGGTCATAAATGGAATACCTGGTGCCAGTGAAGACCATGGGGGTACCCTCAATGGCACGGCCCATAATGTCGCCGGAGATCACTTCCCACTTGTCATCAAGCCGTTGCCGGTTCTTCGCCTCTTCACGGCCCTCCACACAGTCATCAAGGTACAGGACATTGGTGGCCTCAGACAAGCCCACCTGACGAGCATCAATGGAGCGGCACATGATAGTGGGGAAGCGGGACTTGGATTTGAGGTTGATGATCTTCGTGTCCGCTCCGGTCTGCACCAGACGGGCTTCCGGGAACACATCGTAGAACAGATACTCGTTCGGCACCGTCAGATATTCCAGGCACCCGTTGTAGAAGCTCTTCACAAGGTCATCACCGGTACCTTCCATCAGCGTAGATCGGTCGGGGAATTTCCCGGAGAGCATATTTACAAAATTGATGCCGGTCTGGGACTTTCCCGCTCGTTTCGGCATGGATATTGTCAAAAGACGCAGCTTTTTGTCAAGTATGTCCTGAAAACCCTGTACCATCGGTTTCAGGTAATGCCGTCTGGGGGCATAGAACCGCTTTTCCGGCTTCCGGTCAAGCTCAATATAGGTCATGAACGCATCAAAATTGTGCGGCGCATCGAACAGGAGGCTCTTCCTCCATGCCTCATAGAACCTTTCCGCTTCCGAAGGGGAGGCAAGGCGCAGTTGCTTTGCCGCCATGACCCGCAGCTCCTTGTTCAGAGCGTGAGCCTCCTGAAAATTCTCTTCCTCCCACTGGCGGCAGAGGGAAAAGAGGTCAGTGTACGCCGAAGCGTCCCTGGGCCGGTTTTCAATATGCCGCTTGATACTCTCTGCGAGTTTCTGATAATCCATGAAATCACCTCAAATGGCCCCGGCCAGCCGGAAAGCCTCAAACATTTTTGGGGCCTGAATGGCAAACCAGTCCACCATTTCCTCATTTTTGGCCCAAGCCTTTTCCGGGGCAAAGCTGTTCCACTGTAAGCCGGACTCATTGAGAAAAGCGTGAACCAGCTCATGCCGAATGGTACACTTCTCCATGCGCTGAATGACCTCTTCCTGAGCCGAGGCCCAATCCGGGGTGCTTTTGAGATTGAGAATGACGATCTCCTTGGTGTTGTTGTCACAGTAGCCGCCGTAGTTCATCTTCCGCATGAACTCGTCCTGGTCAAAGTTGACCCGGCGCAGATTGTATTTCGTCCCCAGCACATCAATTTTCATAATGACCTCCCAAAAAGAAAAGGGCTACCGGATTGCTCCGATAGCCCGTAATGGCTGTCACTCCCGCCCCAGCGGGAGCCTCACTCTTTATTCTGTTCCACGATGGTCTGCAATTTACTCGCCAGGTGGAGCCACAGCTTCGGGACTTTATTGGAAATCGCCCCGTCACTCGGAACCGGGCATTGATACCCAGACCCGTCTTTCAGAAAGATTTGCAGATAGAAGCCGTCCGGTATCTCATGCACGATGGTACTGGACTTTGACCCCGCCGTGATTGCCCCGGCCACGACCCCGACCCCTCCGGCAATCGCACCGCCCACAATGGCCCGGGTGATCGCTCCGGTCTTCTTGGTCTTAGTATGCGCCTCTTTGACGATATTTTCAACAATGGCGTAGGAGCTTATATCCCGGTAAGAGATCAGCTTGTCGAAAAACATCATGACCTCGTTATCATCACTGAACATGATGCTGGCATTGGGATTGTAGATGCTCTTCTTCCACCCCTCTGTCCCGAAGATTTGACACCGCTCAAACAGCTTTGCCGTTTCCAGCTCCCTCCGGGCCAGCTCCACTTCATACGGGTCAGGGTCACGCTTGGCCGTCAGCTTATCCAGCCTCTTTTGCGCCTTGGCGATATTCTTCTCATTGCTGTAATTGTCATACTGTCCCATGAGGTCATACCACCTTTCTCACTTTCTCATACCATGTAGGGCGGCTGATACCGAGCTGACGGCAAGCGTCCCTGACGGTAATCAGGCCCTCCCTCTGTTTCTGCAAAAGCCCTTTGAACTCGTCCATGTCCAGCTCCCGGGCCGGACGGCCAAAGCCTCTACCGGTCTTGGCGGAAACCCGCCGCCCATCCACAACCGGCATAGCTTGGATGCCCTCAGCCTGACGCTTCCGTATCTTCTTCCGCTCCTGTTCGGCCACAGCACCCAGAACCTCAATCAAGATGTTGTTGACCATATCGGCAACCCAGTCCTGTCCCTGGAAGTCAATCAAGGTGGTGGGAATGTCAAACACCCGGACGATGACCCCATGAGCCTTGAACCATTCCAGTTCCGCTTTGATCTCTTCCTTGTTGCGGCCCAGCCTGTCCAATTCCTCCACCAGAACCTCGTCCCCGGGAAGCAGGATGGATTTCAGCTTTATGTACTGCTTCCGGTTGAAGTTCTTCCCGCTCTGTTTGTCGGTGAAGATGTGGTCATCGTCCAGGTCGGGAGCATAGGCTTTCAAAGCGGCAAGCTGCCGAGCGAGGCTCTGGTCTTTGGCTGACACACGGCCATAGCCATACCTCACTCGCCATCACCACCTGACCCCAACAGAGCGTCCAGGTCATACTTCGGGTCTTCCTTCTGGTCAATCACGATCTGGTCAGCTCTGCGGACACCGGGCTTCCGCTCCTGAATGACCACTTCATAGCCGAGGGCGGAGAGCATTTCCACGGCACTGTTGAAGGACAGGTTGTTGCTTCTCAGCCGGGAGCTGATTTCATTGCCCCGCTCCTTCCCGAGAGCCTTTGCCATGGTGGTCAGAGAAACATTTTTGGTTTTCATCAAATCTCGAATAGCCTTGTTGATATACATGGTAATCACCTCTTGATGACACTATACACTGAATTTATTTTGTTGTCAATAGGAAGTTGAAAATATTTTGTTACTGAATATCTTTTGTAACTGAATTGGTTTAACACTGAATATAGTTTGTTAGGAATAAAGCCTTTTTATTTTTGTGGGAATTTTCGCCACTCACCCCGGCCCGGTGGCGGTGGATATATCCCCCGGCCCCGGTATCAGGCAACCGGCCCCGGCTGCACTCTGAAAAGCACAAAAGAGCCGCCCCGGAATGAACCAGGGCGGCAACTTCATTTATTTAATTTCATCAATTCAATGATTATTTGAACCGGTAAAAGCAAGATCAGCAGAAGAATATACACGATTACACCGCCTTATATTGTGGTACTCTGATAAATTCATCAAATGCCCACATAACAATATCAGACGGCGCACAACCGGCCACGGCTGCAAGCTCTTTCTTTATACCCTCTTCCGTATCGGCTACAATATAGCAGCTATACCCGTTTACCTCTTCCGGCCCTTCCGGGGTATTCTCTTCATCGTGTATAATCCACTCTGAACCAGTGTTAAAATACATTGTTTCAAAAGCGGCCAACGCTTCCCGGCTCCAATCGTCCACGGGGTAAAAAATTTCGTTCCAATCACTTTGGCAACAACCCCGGATAATTCGCCAATCCCATTTACGGCCCGTAACAACGGAAAGAACCTTGCATAAAATATTGTTCTCTTCCCGGCTTCCGGCTTCCGTATAGGCGTTTACAAGCTCTTTCAGGGCGTGAATATCACGGGTACTATATCGGGCCTTGTCAGGCTCCAAAAGGTCATTTATCGCTTGTGTAGCGTTCTTGTAAAAGCTGCTATAATAACCGCCGTTCTTTATATCGTCCAGGGCTTCGGCCAATTCCCCATTTTCCAGGGCATTATATACCCGGTCAAAAAGGGGGCTTGTGCGGCTAATATAATCCCGGTTGCCGGTCACATTGATATAATCCGGCCCCATTCCTTCATCATCAAATAACAGGCTGTCCTGATATTCAGGCGGTATCTGTTTACAATAGATCATGATTGAACCCCCTTATAAAATCCCGTTTTCCCGAAACTCACGCAAATGGCCATATTTTCGGCCTAACCGGGAAAACATATCTTGAAAAACTGCCAATTCGGAATAACTGTAATTGTGATTGCAAAAATCCGCTTGCCAATCAATAGCGAACTGCTTAACCTCTTCTTTGTTCTTCTGGTATCTTGTCATAACTGCACCGCCTCCAATTCAAAACGGGCCGTTTCCAGGGCGGCAGCGTGTAGCCCTTTCGGGGTATCTGCAATATAAGAAAACATTTCAACCGGCAGCAGATCACAACCAACCGCCATATATAAAGCCCGTTCCGTTGACCGGGTATAAACCCGGCATTTTTCGCAATGGTGACAATCTCCGCCGCATTTCTCCAACCGCCTTAAAGCGGTTTTTAACTTGCGCTCTTCCGTTTTGGTCATATCGTCCACCGCCTTAAAACAACCGAAACAGATTAGAAGAACGGGCCAAAATAACACCATATTCGCCAGTTACTTTATCCCAAATCAAGCCGCCATTCATGCCATAAATACCCCGGCTAACTCCGATTTTTTCATACCATTTAGGCAGCGTGTCAGGGTCAACCGTTGTTAAATCACGGGCCAAACCTAACCGGGCATATTCTTTTAACTGTTTTCTTGTGTATTGCTTCATCTTCCCGCCGCCCCCTTTACTAATTCTTGATAAATCAAATGAGTCAAGAGCCGTTCCGCCTGTTCTTCGGTATATTGCGCCCGTTCCCGTTCCGACTGTTGCAAAATGTCCCCCAAATCAGCCACGGCGGAGCGGTTATAATAATAGCAAGTATCAAGGATAGACGGTAAACCCTGGCACCAGTCAATAAAAACTTGTTCGTTCGTGTACCCTTTCCGGCTCTGGTATTCCGGGGAATATGCCTTTTCCTTCGCATGGACAGACAGAATAAACCGGGCTACATTGGGAAAACTACAAGGGCCGGTAAAATCATACCCGCAAGGGTCAAAATGATCTAAAATATATTGCCTGATTGCAAGCCGGGCTTCTTTGTTTGTTGTTTTCAGTGACATATTAAACCGCCTTTCTTTCCCTATGCTTTACCAACCGAACCGCAAACCGGCCACAAGAATTTTCCCGGTATTCCTTCAAACGCTTTACCGCTTCGGCCCTGGTATATTCGCAATCTTCGACTTCCCACCCGTAACCGTAATTTGTTTCAATGTCCCACCGGTCAACGGTTTTTCTGACATACGCCATAATTAAATCCCCTTTCTAAAATGTCCGTTGCCCACTGAATTTCTTTTGTGCCTTTAATATACACTGAATATTTTCAGTTGTCAATAGGAAAACACAAAAAATTTTCAGTGCTTTTACCGCCTATATAATGTGTAAACAAAAGTACACTTTACCAGACAACCGGCAGCGGCTCCGGCCTGGTACCAGATCAACCAGGGCGGGGACGGCTCCGGCCAGATCAGCCGCCAGGGGGCCAGGGTCAGGGGGTCACCCCGCCCCGGGGCGGGATATGAAGGGAGCCGCCGACCTTCCCAGGAGGGAGATCAGCGGCTCCGATAGTCGTGGAGGCAAGTTCAAAAGTCGTGAACCATAGTCGCAAAAGTCATGAAAGTCGTGAACCATAGTCGCAGATCAATCGTCTGCTTCATAGTCGCTGGCAGTTGCCTCCAAATACTTCTGTTGCAGCTCTTCCAGGGAAGTCGTTTCCCCAAGCTGGTTGTTGGGGGTCAACACGACTTCCTGCTTGTCCTGATAGCCAAAATGGTTTTTCATCAAAAAGATTGCGGCAACGGGGTTAATCTTGCCGTTTTGGGCGTAATCTTCCATCTGAGCGTTCAAAAATTGGTACGCTCTTTTTATAAGATTACGGCTATCCTCGGGCAAAGTCTTGCTATCAACCCCATTTGCCCATGCCCATATCGTCTTTCTACTCACTCCAAAGGCCAATGCCAGTCCTGCAACACTCGGCTTCATATCATCCTCAGCACAAATGCTCAGGTACATTCCGATACGCTCTTTGACCTGGGGAGGCTGCTTCATATCCACACTGGGCCAGTCCCACATTCTCAAAGAATGTTCAATATACCTCCGGTTGTCACCCGGCTCAGTATGGACACTCATGGCCTCTGTCCGATCAGGACGCTTATTCCCGCCAGTCCCTTTCGGTCGGCCTCTGCCCCTCTTAGGGGCCAGCTCTTCACTCATACTCGGCACTCCTTCACAAATTATTTTCAGTCGGCCTTTAGTGAGTTTAGTGAACCATTTTCGATTTTTGCTATAACTCTCTCTATATATCACTCTCTATGGAGGGTTTATACAGAAAAATATAGAAATAGCGGTCAAAAATACCCTCAAAGCCTTGCGCCACAAGGGTTTCCGGTAGTGGCCGATTATTCACCAAAAAAGTCACTAAAACTCACCAAAGGCCGAAAGTCGCAAATATATTCAGTGAACCACTAAATATATTTCTCTCACGCCGGGAACAAAACCACAGTTTTGGCTCCATCCTTTTGAAGCCACTCGAAATAGGCTATTTTGTCTATCCGGCACCCGTCTTCAAGCGGATTGTCGTTATTGCAAATGACCATCTCCACGGCAGCGTCTTCGGGGATATTGGCTAACTTTGTTTTCAGCTCTTTTACAGTCATGCTTCTTCCTCACTTTCCGGCTCAGGGGTATCGTCACCCTGCATAGATGCTCGTAAAAAAGCCTGAGTCAAGAGTCTGGCTTCTCCGGGAGTTGCACCGGCCTGAATGGTAGCTCGGTAGAAGAGGATGCCGGTTTCTGCCAGAACCCCGATTGCCTTATACAGCTCCTTGAATTTGTCGTTTTTACCCATTACGACCATCTCCTTTTTCACACCGGAGGGAAATCATCTTCTCTCTGGTCAGCTTATCCACTACTCTCCCGATCTCGAAGTAGCCGGACATAGCCGCCAGCCGTTCCAGGTTCTTTGCGGTCTGCGCCGTGACCAAGATGGACAGACGGCGCATATTTTTCTTGTTCATGAAAATCACTCCTTCTGAGAGTTTTTCAGGCAAAAGTCGTAAAATGCTGTTAAGTGGTCAGCAGCTTCTTTCATTTCCTCGTAAGAAGAGATGTAGGTCTTGCAAGATGACCTGTCGAGAGCTGTGATGATTTTACCTATCTTCTGAAAAAGGAAAACTCTCTCGTTTTCGATGTTCATTTCAGGAACCGGCAGAAGAAAAGCCGTTTCTTTTGTGTAAAACTCCGTACCGTCTTCGCATATCACTTTGGTTTTCTTGGGTGTAACACGCTTGATGGTATAGGGTTTATACAAGGTCAATCCCGTATAAACATTCCACCCATAGGTGATATTTCTCGGAATACATACTTGCACACCGGGTTTAAGATCATTGATGGGAATAGAAAGTTCAAACTCATTTCTCTTGTAATAGGCCATAAAATTACACCGTTCCCTTCAAAATTTTACACCATCTTTGCTTTTTGTCCGTTGGTGCCGTAGTGGTGCGTTTTCTTCCCGGTCTATTCCAACTCCCACCTCCACAACAAGAATTTTCACAATGCCACCCCGCCGATTTGAGTGAAATGCCACTTTCTGATTGCAAAATGTAGGTAATAATTTTTGAATACCCCATTTCCTGAGCGATTTTAGCGGCTTTCGCATAGAGAAAAGAACAAGCATTGTGTGTACCGTCTGTGCATAAGCGTGTAACTTCTACGGTTTTGCCATCATCCAAGTTTCGTGACACAGGTCTTCCAACCTGAACAACTCCAACCAATTTTCCGTTTCTCATAGCACCAATTCGGAATTTATCTCGGTACACCGAATTGTGGTGACGATGAAATTGATCTACAAAAGCATTTGCCTCTTTTAATTCCAAGGGAACCGGAATGAAATGACTCATATTACACGCTCCCCTTCATACGAATGTCCCGGTAGGTGGGATAGCCAGAGTAGACGGTCTTGCCTCCATGCCATTCCGGGTGAGCTTCCATGTCGGCATTAAACCGCTTTGCGCTACACACAAAATAGCCGTTGGACTTACACCAAATCTTGTAAGCGTCATAGAGCGTCTTAGCTCTGGTGTAGGCACCTCCGGCCTTTTCACACCTTTCTTCTAAGAACTGCAATACCAAGTCATTGTCTTTCTCATACTGCTTGACTACCTGACGCATAGCCGGGGACATTTTCAGACCGAACCGCTTATATTTGAAGTAACCCTCCAAGAGCCAAGTGAAAATGCCACGCATGGCCTCCTGGGTCTGAAACTCACTTTTGAGGTTTTTGTCCTGCTCGTCTTCGGTGAAGTGACGGTTGAACTCCACTACCCGCACACGGTCAGAGGCAAACAGGCTCTTGTCATTGACAGAGGGGAGGTCATTACAGGACAGCCAGAGGGTGAATTGTGGGAGGAAAGTCGTGGTAGCTTCGTAGAGGTTCCGAGCCTTGATCTCTTCTCCACCGGTGAGCTGCTTGATTGTTTCCTCGTCCAGCTTGCCATACTGGTTGCTCTCCGCCATGGTCACAAACCGCTTACCTTTAAGGGAAGCCAGCATGGGGTTCGCTGCCTCTGCGTTCTTTGACCGGTCAGATTTGCAGATAATGGACACGGGGGACACAGAAGCGTAGTCGCCCAAGAGATGATGAATGGCACTCAGCATGGTAGATTTTCCGTTGCGAGTGGTCTTGCCATGAAGGATGAACATACACTCTTCATTCGCCATACCGAGCATTGAATAGCCCAGGGCCTTTTGCAGATATTCAGCCTTGTCCGGGTCATTGCAAGTGACCTCTGTAATAAACCTCTCCCACCGCTCACAGCGGGAGTCCTGCAAGGTATAGTCGAAATTGGTCTGCATCGTCAGGAAGTCCCGCCAATCATGCTCACGGAACTCCATCTTCTCCATGTCGTAGGTTCCGTTCAGGCAGTTAATGAGAAAGGGATTTGCGTCAAACTCTTCTGCCGTAATCGGCATAACGCTGGCAGCGTCCTTCATGAGCCGGTCACGGAAACGCCGGTCGCCCATTTTTACGATAAATTTCATATACTCCCTGCGGCGATCTTCGTTGTCAATCTCTCCGCAGTAGAGAGCCATAAGGCGGCAAAATTCCTTGATTTTCTCAGCTACCAGCAGGGAGCCAATATCCTTCCTCCATGCTCCCTTAGAATAGGTGTACCAGCACTTTGCCTCCGGGCAAAATCGGGTATCATTCTGGTAGCACTCGGAAAACAGCTCTGCCATACCAGACTCGTCCCAAGAATAGCCGGTGCCGCTGATCTGGTGGCTCCGCTCCGGCTTGGCCTCTTTGATGTAAAACATCTTTCGGGACAGGTCTTTATCCATGATGTAGCGGCCATTGGAGAGCTGAAAAAGTTCCTGCTCTTCCGTGGTCATAATTTCATCGGCCATTTCTCGTCACCTTCCTCATTGCCTTTGCTATTACCAGCACCGAACAAGCCTGAGCGTCTTCATCCCACCACGCACACTTCTCTTGACAACAATGCAGAACTTCGTCCGTGGAAGCATTGAGAGGGCAATATTGCTTATTCTCCATCTGTTACACCCCCCCCATAGAAGAAAGCGTTTCTCAGGGCTGTGTCGATATGGGACATGATCTGAGGCGGGAGGGTACAGACATATTTCCAGTCTTCGGTAATGTCGATGACCCGTACCTGTTCACACTCGACCATGCTTTGCTCCAAGTTCTCCCACACAAAAGCAACATGAGTGGGCATTTCCAACCGCTTCATCTTTGTGGTCAGAGGGACTACAATGCTGGTGGGAGAGAACTGGTTCCCCATGTTATTTTGAACGATGACCCAGGGCCGCTTACCTCCCTGCACATGACCGGAGGCCGGGATAGGTACATCTATAATGACAACATCTCCACGCTGATAAGGTTTCATGATTTACCTCCTATATCTGGTAACTGAATTTACAATGGTTTCAACTTCCGAACGGGGAAGAGGCGGCTTGCAAGCCTGAGTATTGGCATACAGCAGCTCTTTGTAAATCTCTGCTTTGGAATATCCCTGATTGTGCATCTGACCGGCCAGAGAAGTCAGACTTAGGTTCCGGCTGCCGGTAGTGATTGTTGGATATTCAGGTTTCAGAGCGATTTTCCCCGGCTCTGGCTTTCGGTAGATTGGAGAGTAAATGCGTTGTGGAGCGGAGGAACCGGCACCCTCTTTCGGAACATCGGGGAAATACCTGGAAACGATATAGTCAATCGCTTCTTGGTTTTCAATGATCTCCGAATAGATAATGACTTTTCCGGTCATAATGAAGTACCGGCCACTCCGATAAATCTCCACCCCGGCTCGGTTATTACGGCCTTTGAAGGGGAGAGAGCCTTTCAGCAGAATGTGTACCCCTCTCCCGCTCCTGCTCTTCTCTGTATAAGAACCGCAATGGCCGATAATGTCAGCGGCCAGCGGGTTCAATAGTCCTTCTGAAAAACCGTCATCAATGTCAATCCCGATTAGTCCATCGTCATTGAACACATATCCGATGCCGTCATAGATGCCGTTCGCCACATTCAACACAGCACAATCAAAAGTTCCCCAGGTATCAGGCAGCATAGAAGAGGCAGCTTTTTTCTGGCCGGTCTGCATGGGAACCTTGCTGCTATTCCAGACATTGACCCATTGGGTCTTTTCTTTCAATTCAGAGGGTATTTTTTCATACATGACGGCACCTCTCGGTCATTCAGGTTTCATAAGGGGAAGGGAGCGACCAATCCCATGTTTCTCTGCCTTTGTAGGCATTTCTAAAATAATTGTGTTTGCCATCTCCGCTGAACCAGAGATAGTCAGAAGGTAGAACACGGCCCGTATCGGTTTCTCCATCTTTTTCCGCATACCATCGGGTAAGAACATCTTCACACAGGGCTTTAATTTCATCATCAATCGGGTTATCTGCATCATACCCGATGAATTGATAAGGAGCGGTAACTACCGTAGTGATTGAACCATATCCCTGATCGACACGGTTGAGCGCACACCACACACAAGCGGCCTTTTCCGTATCAGACGGTACACCCATGGCCTCTCCCCATACCATCTTTGCCAGCACATCAACCTCTTCCTCGCTCCAAAGAGGAACAGTGGGTGTGGGTTCCGGTGTAATGACTTCAAGCACAGGAAGCTCAGTGGGTTCAATGATTTCTGTTTCCGGCTTGGTGGAACAGGAAGATAGGAGAACCAATGACAGCAGCAGTACCGGAAGCAACTTACTCATTGGTGGTTTTCCTTTTCTTCGGAGAGGTCTTGGTGGCGAAGAAATACTTGTTATCCACGCAGACCGGATAGCCGGGAAACCTATTGCTGGCTCTCTTGGTTCCCTCGCTGTAAATCTTTTCCGCAGTTTCAAGCGGCATTTTGCCGGTAACATGATCTGCACCGGCGACCATGATATACGGGACTTTCCCGTTATTGTTCACGAATGTCATGAATACTTCCCCTTTCTCTGTTCCATGCCTCCACATCGACACCAATCTTTTTCAGTTCTTCTTTACAGAGCCATGTATAATCGTCCGGCATTTCGTAATGTTGAATAAGCCGGTCATGTTCTGCGGCAAAGGCTTCATAAAAGCGTCTGAGCCGCTTAGGGCCAAAGCCCAGATGAACCGCAAGGGTATAGAGAACCATTGCGTCAATGTCATCGGTATAGCGTTTGTCCGCTTCGATGATTTGCCGGTTAATCTCCATTTCCATGGCCTTTTTCTCTGCGGCGGTGAAGACTGCTCCGTAAACCTTTCCTCCGGACTTTTTCACAATCATGGTTCACACCTCGAAGTCTTCAAAGAAAGCCGGGTATCGGGTCTGCATCTCAGTCAGGAGCATCTTTGCGACCTCTCGCATATCCGGGTGTGCGGCAGGAGCGGTACGGAGCCGAAGGAAGTGCCTCCACTCCCGCATATTGGCCGTCATGACCACCTCGGTCTTCGTGCTGTTGGGAAGAACAGACCGGGCCTCCTGCGGAGTACAGCCGTAGTCGAGCATGGCGAAATAAGAAAATTCCGCCTGTTTGCAAGCCGCAATCCACTGAGGCATTGCCACGCTCCCTTTTGCCATAGTGGAGGGCCGGACAAAGGAAATCTCTCCGCCAAAACTCTCTTTTGAGTAGTTGCAATAGCGGGTACTTTCCTGGCAGTAGGAGGCCAGTCGGTGCCGGACAATCTCATGGCTTACACCTCTATCACAGGTGAAACGAACAGTCACGCTACCATGCTCAATGACGGCCTCATGGCCTCGCTTCAAGATGTTTCTGACAAACTTCTCTGCGCTGTCTTCGGTGATCTTACTCTCGGACTTGTAGCAAGTGCGTCCGGCCAGCTCTATCAGAGAGAGAAGGCCGGAATAGGAGGGAGAGTTGATAAGCTCAACCTTGGGTTCAATGATTTTCATGGTCAAACTCCTTCCACATGGCTTGCCAGCATATCGGCATGGTGCGTCCAGAGGACATTGGGCCACATCTTCACGGCCCTGGTGTAATCGTTCCACTCCTTCTCCGGGGTGAAAGCTCCCATGTGATACCGAATACAGGCAATTTCCTCTTCGGTCAGTTGGAAGAACTGCGACAGCAGCATGACCGACTTCTCCCCGTGGCCCTTGAAGAGCGTGTCGGGGTTGTACTCCCAGAGGATAGTGTTTTCCTGCCGCTCACACCTGTACTGGTCAATCTTGCAGAGATCATGGAACATACCCACGATATAGGGAGAAATCTTCCGCTGCCAGTGGAGGCCGTTGTCCTTCGTGAGCTGGACAAGGAACCGCATGACGGAGGCAGAGTGCCGGTAGAGGCCACCTTCGGTTGCCCCGTGAAAGCGGGTAGAGGCCGGGGAACGGAAGAAGCCCTTTCTTGCCAGCCAGTCCAGCATATCAACCGGGATGATGGGCGTACCGTCAGGGAGCATCATCAGGTCACAGAAGTCCCGCAAATCGGACTTACAGAAGCAGTCACTCATGGGCGGCACCTCCTTCATATTCGGGCCGGTGAACACTCCGGTCAGGGTCAAAGCCCTCCGGGTATCTCTTTTTCAGCTTATCGACATTGTGCTGGGCCACGGCTTCAAGGGTCACCCCGAGGCCGGTAGCCGTCTGGGCCACATACCACAGTACATCACCCAGCTCGTCCAGGAGCTTATCAGGGTTGAAGTCATGGCCCTGGAACTCGACCTTTTTGAGAAGGTCAATACACTCACCGGCCTCTCCGTTCAGGCCGTAGCACCCGTTTCTGATCTTGTCCCACGGGCTAAGATTGCCGGAGGTGCGCTCGGCGGCTTTCTGGTACTCATTCAGCGTCATGCTTCGCCGCCTCCATTTCCACTACGGTCATAATGGCGTAGTTGGCGAGGTCAATCAGGGTGTCCCGGATAGACTCGTCATTGACCTTCTGCTCCCCGCCCCGGGAGAGGGTCTTGAACCGGTTGAACTTGTCCCCGAGCCTGATACGGGCCATTGCCATACCCTCTTCAACGAAGGTCTGGTGGAAACTGTCACCGTAATCGTGGTTCTTCCGGGCATAGAGGTCATTGATTTCCTCGCAGACTTCCCGGTGAAGCTGAACCTTTGTCTTTGTCGTGGTCAAAGTATCTTATCCTCACTTTCCACAGAGTTTTCAACAAACCATTGGAGAGGGAGGCCGGAAATGATAGCCGACCTCCCTCGTCAGGGGTCAGCCCAGAAGAGCCATCAGGTCACTCTTGGACTTAGGGGCCGCAGGAGCCGCCTGGGAGGCCGCAGGAGCGGCTTTCTTGGGAGTGGCGGGTGCGGGGGCAGCCTGGTCATCCCAGCCATCAGAGGGCCGCTTATCGGCCAGACGGGCGAAGGTGATGGTCTTATCCGGCTTGTTCTTGTTGGGCTGAACATCATGCTCAATGTCGCACTCAATGAAGTGGCCCACAAGGTCTTCGTGGTCGATCTCGGACAGCTCGAAGTCCTGCAAGGCGGTCTTCGCAAAGTAGCTGAACGCATTGAGCGCACCCTCGTTGGCAGACCCGTCCGCTTTCAGCAGAGAGAACCGCTCAATGTGCTTGGCCCCGCTCTGCGTCTGCATGGTGACTTCCAGCTTGCCGAAGGCTTCCTTGTAGCTGACCCCGGTGATCTTGAAGACATGGGTACCCTCGGGGATAAGGGAAAACCCATCACTCAAACCAATTTTAGCCATTGTTCATTGTCCTCCTTAGATTTCGTCAGAGATGGGGAAGATGATGCCCACCAGTTCCTCTTCGTCCCCGGGCAGTACCGGGAAGCTCTTCACCAGCAGAGCCTTTCCGACATTGGTGTTGGTGTCAATGTCGTAGGCATACAGGATTTCACAGGTGTCGGTCTTCTCAATCAGCTTCCAGTCATCGTTGCTGATCTTCACGGAAATGTCACCGGCCTGGGTCTTATAGACCCGAACGCAGTCCTTGATTGCCCCATCGGGATAGGGCATGATAGCCTCGGACAGAACCGCATAGTCCGTGTGACCGATCTGGTCAAGCATCTTGGAAATGCCCTGGGGCATTTCCTGAATGGCCGCAGCGGTCACGCTCCGCACAGAGGGCGGAATGAGCATCATGGCCGTGGGAGAGGCCAGCCAGCGGTCGGCAAGGGGCAGCTCTTCGACTCCCCGGTTGTAGATGACCCCGCTGGAAGCCAGGGACTTCACAAAATTCTTGAATTTCATCAGGTCATGCCTCCTTGATGGATTTCGGCAACAGCCGGTAACTTTCCTCGGTAGTGCTGTACTTCTCCAACACCCCGTCCGCTTTCATGGCGTTCTTGTCGATCTTGGTGGTACTCTTGCTGACCTCCCAGAGATAGGAGGAACCGATGACAGACACCTTTTTGTCCCCCTCCCGGAACTGCTGGATAGCCGCCTTTTTAATCATCTCGGTCAGGGTCTTGTACCGTTTCTCGTCATCGGCAACCTCGGAGGCATGAGCATCCAGCTTGGCTTTCAGCTCTTCGGCCTCCTTCACCAGAGCCGCCATGTCGGTTTCCGGGGAGAGGTTGTTGGTACGGAGGACAGCGAGAATTTCAGCGTCCTTCTTCTCGTCATAGGCCGGAGAGAGGCCGGTTTCCACATGGTCTTTCCACCACTTCAAGGCGGGTTTCACATACCGCTTCTCAAAGTCCGGGTACCGCTCAGATACCTTGAAAGGCCGGGTGATCGTGTTGGAGGGGCTGCACACGAAGTTCTCAGGATGTTCGTAGTCCCCGGGTTCCAGGAAGGAGGCCACCATGATTACATCGTCCACGCCCAGGAGGAACGCATAGAGGGCCGCTTGCAGAGCGTAATACTCAGGAATGTCCTCAGCCCAATCCTCAACCCGCTTGGAGGTCTTCATTTCCAAAACGGTCACGGGCTTGCCGTCCTTGCCATGCAGAAGGTAGTCCCACATACCGCCGAGTACCGGCGTGTCGGAGAAGAAGTCACCGAAGGTCTTCTGGAAGTAGTTCTCCCCGTAAATGTCGGTCGGGGTGACCAGATTGGTCATGAAGTAGGTGTTCTTCATGTACTCAGCCTGTTTCGGCTCAATGGTCTTACCGGCAATGGTGTAGATCGTGTCCTCAAAGGGCTTCTGGTAGGTGCGGGTGATCTCACACCAGACCTCAAAGGGAGTAGACCAGGGGTTGAGGCCGAGGATGGTAGCGAACCGGGTAGCGGTCAGCTTCTTGGGCCGCTTCGGGGGAACAATCTGAATTTTGTTGTCAACCCATTCCATCATCAACCCTCCTGCGTGTCATACGCTGCCAGCATCTCCCGGACACCGGAAATGAGCTGGTCACACACATCGGCGGTGATCTTGGTGAAGCCCTCGGTCTTCACGGCCACATTCTGGACAAAGCTCTCCTGCTCCGCATCCAGCTCCATGAGCTTTTTCAGCTCCGCTTTCAGCGTGGCGACCTGTTCCTCACTGGCGGCACCCTCCGGGGCGGAAGTCAGCTCGGTCTTGATCTCCTTGCGCTGCTCAGGGGTCACAGGGGCCTTTCTGGTGGGCTTGGGAGTCGGGGGAGGGGTGGGAGTGTCCTCACCGACCCCGGAAGTGTTGTCGATGCTGTCGGCCTCGATAATGTCAAGGACGAGCTGCCACAGGTACCGGCGCATATAGGTGAGGGAGCTGCCCAGGGCTTGCATCTCGTTCGTCACCACCTTGCCGCTGTTGGACACGATGGGAGCGATCTGGGTGAAGGGGGCCTCGAAGGTCATAGGCTCTTCGTCCCGGTCATCACAGTTGAAGACCTTGGCAACAGCGTACTCCTTGCCGAAGGTGGGAACCATCAACAGGCCCACTTCGGTGAAGATAGCCTCGGCCACGGGAACAATGTCGGCCAGCTCGAAGTACATGAACTCCAAGTGGATGTTCTTGCCGGTCTTCTTCACTCCGGCTTGCAGGAACTTCAACCGGGCAATCTGCAACTTCCGGCAGATGTTCATGCCGCTGTAATCAACGGCGGGGGCGGGGGTCTTTTCAGTTTTCACTGGCATAGCAATAATCTCCTTTTTGTTTAGAATTTCTGGATAGAGTTCTCGGCAAGATTTTCCGTCTTTGCGTGGAACATAATCCTCAAATGAAACCGCTCTGTTTAGAAACAGTGAATTGCTCCATCTGGCAAGGTCTGTTAGAAAACGATCATGGGTGCCTTTCTGATAAATCATCACATAAGGCTGATATCCAAGTTCAGTCAGAGAGCGTACCCGATACCAGTCCTCTTCGTGAGAAGTATCATAATTCGTCAAAACATAACACCGTATATTTCTGTCTGAACCACGGTAATGTTTCTTAAAGCACTCCAATCCTCGAATGATCGCCTTTTCGTTTTTCATAAAGTCAAAAGCGAAATGAATTGTTTTGATTTTGACTTGATTGATGAGTCTGGCAATGTCATCAGTGATAAATCGGGCGTCAATTCCCTGGGTGAAATCAACACTGGCACCGCTTTCAATTAGCTCGTTTAGAAGCGTTTCTCTGTTTCGGCAAGCTAACAAATTCGGGTCGAGAAGTTTGATTTCCCGCTGCCCGTTCCAAAACTCACTTAAATCTGCTACCTGAATACTTTGGCTTCCTTCTTTTGGGCATACAATGCAGAACGAACAGTCATTACAACAGCCACGGGTTAAAAAACCATAAGCCGTATTTTGATATTGCGGAAACAAAGAGTAATCGGGATAGCGGTGTTCAATTTCAACTGGCAAATTCTCGTGCAATTCACGGTGAAATACTTCTTTGCCACCTTCCACTTTTATCGCATATCCTGTCCCCCCCCGTATTACTTCATCTGCATGGAACATAGGAGGAGATTGAGGGATTTTGCTTAAAAGAGGCAAATTGAACACTTTGCTCAAATAAACTTTGTCATAATGTTCACCTTCTTTTATCAATTCAACGCTATCCCCCTGTTCTTTGTGATAGGAAGATAATTTCATAAGAGGGAGATTAGGAAAGTTGATGGAGTCAGACCACATTCCTATTTTCAAAAATCGCTTCACCTCTTCTACTGGATTTATTTTTCAATACCATTGGAGAGCATTTCCAGAAAATCACCCCTCCAACAGAGCTGTCAGCTCTCTCTTAACCTTGTTCACTCGCCTGGTGTTCCGCTTCGGCGGCTTTATCCCGAGAAAATCTCGGACATATCGCTTTGCCAGCCGGATATACCAGTCACGGTCAACGACTTCGATGGAAAGGCGGTTGTCGTTGTCCACCACACATCTTGACGGCAACCCGGCAATCTTCACGGGGTTACCGGTTGAGAGGTGCATCTTGTAGAGCGTCCCCATGCGGTGATCGTCAGTGGCATAGACACGGTTGACCTTCTGCACCACCTGTAACTCTCCGTCAACCTCATGGAGAGCGTCACCATACTTACTCCCGGCCTTGGCAATCAGTTGGAAGTCCAGCAGCTTGTCGCACCCCATAATGGTCTGTTCCACGGGAACCCCGTAGGCGAGGCAGTCTTTGACTGCCCTGGCGACCACACAGGCGTTGTTGTTGACATTGAACGCTCCTGCCGGGGCAATCCCTCTAACCAGAACCCCACCTTTGATTTTGGGGTCACCTTCAAAGGGAACCTCGACATAATTGTTCACATCTTTCTGGCAGATCATCTTTATCAGGTCTTCTTCCAGCTCAAAGCCGGTGCGCTGCTCCCACTCACCGGTGATCTCCTGATACCGGGGAACATCGGTATCATCCAGACTGACCATGATACCATCGGTGTTGAGCTGGATGATTTTCAGTGTGGGGCAATCCTGAATGAGATGGACGGCCATTTCGAGAAGCTGCAACTGGCCGGAAATGCAGACCGACCGGCCCATGAGAGGGTCATAGAGGTCATTGTACTTGTTCAGCATGGCACCGTAGGTGGTGTTCAGCACCAGCTTTAAGGCATTGGCCGTAGCCTTGTCCCCGGCCTTTTTCGCCTTGACCCGCCGCTCAATGGTGGCAGCGTACACATCCGGGGAAGGAATATTGCGGCTACAATACCCGTTCAAGATCATCTGGTGAGGATAGTAGCTGGCAACATCCTTATTGCGAATGGTGCGGGTTTCCGTAGCTTCCTCCCGGTAACAGGGAATGGCACCGTGAATACCGCCATAGGCGATTGTGCAAGGGCAGTCACCAACCATGATTTCCAGCTTCTCCTTGAACACCACCTCGCTCGGGATGCTCATGTCTTTCAGCCGGTCAAAGAAATCAAATACCTCCTGGGGGATATACTGCCGTAGTAACGTGTCCGGGTATTTGTATTCCCTCTCGTCAAAGTGGGGTTTCTGCTCCGCATCAAGATAGGCAGCGGTCAGCTTGGCATTGGTCATGTAGAGAGCCTTGGCCGGGTAGATGCCCTTCTCTTTGCCCAGGGTCAATTTGCTGGACAGGTAGCCTTGCCGAAGGTCATCCAGCCGGTCGGTTGCATCCACATCGTGCTTGCAGTAGAAGATGACCTCTTCCAGCTCTTCGGGGGTCAGCGGTCGATCAAGATTGAACGACACGGTGGTTTCCCGAATGTCCATGCCCAGGTGCGCTTCGATTGCTTTCAGGGACAACCCCATCTGGCAATCGTCCATGAGGTCATATTGGTCAAAGTAGACCCGGCTCTCACGGAGATCAGGATGTTCCCATCCCTCATGCCCCTGGACGATGATGAAATCATTGACCACCTTCACCTCTTCCGGCGTGTAGTCCGCCAGGACTGCTTTCAGAATGAATTGGTCATAGTGCTTATTGTTGAACCCGGCCAAAAGCGGCTCCTGCTCCATGAACTGTTTGACAGCCTCATTGTCGTTGTGAATTACGGTGTATTCCCCGGTGGCCTTGTGCTTGAACACGAAGAGCCAGTCAAAGGCGAACACCTCACAGTCGAAGATGAAGAGGCTTTCATTCAAGGGTTTCACCTCCTATTCCATTATTTTGCACCCACATTTGCGGTACGAAGTACACCGCTTTTTGTAGCTGCGGACAAGGTACTGGATGCCGTCATCCACATAATCGTAGACAATCGGCTCTCCTTTTCCCTCGAAGGTTCTGGCAATGCGCCCCACGCTCTGCGTGACAATGGCGTAGTCCTTTTGCGGAGTGGTCAGGTACAGCCGGTCAAGCCGGGGAATGTCCAGCCCCTCTTTCGCCAGAGCGTAGGTTGCAAACAGATAGTGCTTTTTCCCGGCCCTCATGTCCTCAATGGCTTGCTCCCGTTTCGCCTTGCCCTTCTTGGAAGTCATTTTCCCGTCCACCATTACGGCCTGATCTCTCAGATGTTTCGGAAGATGGGCCATCAGATATTCCAGGTGGGCCAGCCGGTCGGAAAGAATGAGGTTGTAATGGCCGGAGTTGAGCATCAGGTCACCCACAATCTGACCGTTTCTGCAAAAGTCCTCTGCCAGATAATTTACCAGCTTGGCATAGATGATCGTGCCGTCCGTGTCAAGGAAATCTTTGCTCAGGCCAACCCGGGTAGGTCGGGGAAGAACGCTGACGGTCATGATCTTGTCCGCAACCGCCTCTTCCGGCACCTGATAGGCGATTTTACCCAGGAGGGCATAGGTGGCGGCAATCATACCGTCTGCCCGGTGAACCGTGGCAGAGAGGCCGTATTTGTGCTTTGCTGCCAGAGAACTCAGCACCTTGGAAAACTGCGTAACTGCGGTAGGTGTCCCGGCGACCCGGTGGCACTCGTCTACGATGATGCACCCCCAGGTGTCCCGGTACCGGTCAAGGTCGATATTGCACATGGTCTGCACCGTGGCGAAGGTGATCGCCTTACCGATTTGCACCTTTCCCTCCGTGATGGTTCCAGTCAAGGCCGGACTCATGTACTGTTCCGCTCGGTTCTTGCTCTGCAAAAGCAAGTCCCGGGTATGGGTCAGCCAGAGGGTTTTTTGGCCTATCTCACAGGCCAGGGCAATACCTATCTGGGTTTTCCCGGAACCGGCAGGACTTTGTAATATCCCCCTCCCGCTCTCCGCCAGGGCCGCTTTCGCTGCCTCCTGGTAATCATAGAGCGGGATGTTGCACCGGTAGTCAACCCGAGGCTGCGAGGCAAAGGCCATGGACACATCAGTGAACGGGGCCAGCCGAAGAACATCATTGAAACAGCCATAGGGAATCACTAAGGTGTCGCCGTCCCATTGCATGAGGTACAGCTTTTGCGGGGTATTCCCCAGGTAGAAGTTCATCCGGGCTTTCTTAGCGTAGTCCGGGTTCGCCAGTACCAGGTTCTTCTTACACCAGGCCAGCAGCTCAGGGGTGGGGTCATCAATTCGGAGCTGGCTCGAAACCGTCATGTGCATTTCGACACCCACTCTTCCAGGGTAATCCCGAACTGCTTGATCTCCGGCCAGTACAGCGATCTCCGGGTCAGCATGGCCCTCTCCATGTTCTCGAAGGAAATGAACCACACCTCACCGGTGGTCATTCTCAGGGCGAACCAGCCCTCGCCGTTCCCGGTCTGCCGCCAGAGGGTCATTGCGGAATACTGATTTTCTTCCACTCGTTCCAGACGGAAAATGTCTTTCTCACACACCTTGCAGTCAATGGGATAGGTCTTTCCGTTTCGTGCGGCAATCACATCGAATGGTTGACCCTGGGCGTTCTGTGCGAGGTTATGTGCCCAAAAGTCGTACCCCGCAAGGCTAACACACAGGTCTTTTTCAAAGCCTGTTCCAACCTTTCGATTGGTGTTACCCAATGATTTCACTTCCTTTCTTACCGCCCCTTCCGGGGCGGGATTATACAGATATTGGATTAAACGCAGAAGCCGAAGGACACGCCATCGCTGCCGCTGGCGGAGTTAGGAAGTGAAATCCGCCAATTCCGCTCACCATTCTGCTTGCACTTGCCATATTCGGTATCTTCCTGCCGATACCACTCATACCAGAAACCTTCATGTCCACCGGAATAAATCTTGCGACCATAGATTTCCTGCTCCGAGAGTACAAAAATATGGTCGATGGTCTTACCAAGAGGTGCATTGTCTGCGCCACTGGTACGGGTCAACTTCTCGCAGGGCTTGATAACAGCTTTCAGATCATCAGGGAGCATGGTGTTGAAAAAATTGCCATTCAGTACGGAACGAAGTTTGGACTTCTCCCACCCGCCCTTGTTCGTGTAGCTATCGTTCATAACATGGTCTTCATTCAGGGTTTCCACAGACTCGAAGGAGATGGGAATTAACGAGCCGGTATCATCTTCATCATGATTAAAGTCAATAATACGGACATGGATTTCAGAGCCATCGGCCAGAGTAATTTTCTTAGTATCGCCCAGGGCGAACACCTTATCAGCCATGCCGGACTGAGCATACATAGCAATCTCGGCCCAGGAGCAATCGTCCAGCTTCAACTTAGGCAGTTCAAACGCAGACTGGTCGAAACCACAAGGACAGGTCGATTTGTAAGCGGTAGCAGCCTTGATGATCTTGCTCTGAAACTCAATGGTCTTTTCCATCTTCTCGAACTCAGCCGCAAGCTGAGAAAATACATTCTTGTTCATGTGAAAATCTCCTTTTCAATTTTCAAAATGTCTGGTATAATCAGATTGAGCTTTTACGCTTGCCGTGGATGGGACTGCACTCCCGTCTGCGGCTTTTCCTTTTCTGCGGAGGATAAAACGCTCCGGCCAGTTTGCAGAAGACATAGAAGAGGGCCAAAGCAACGGCCATGTGAAGCGTACCGGTGCTGAGAGCCATCATATCCTGCTCAACAGCAGCAACCGTTCCAAGGAGCCAGAAAAAGGAGAGAAATGCCAGGGTTCCAAATATCCGCTTCATTCATCTGTCACCTTCTTCCACACATACTCTTCTCCGGTCTTCTTTCTATACCAGTCTTCAAACTCGGCTCTGTGTACGGGGTCTTTGAAATATTCCCGCACAATTTGAAGCAACAACAGGCTTGCGGCTTTGGCCTGAGCTTGAACTTCCGGCACAAAGGCACTCACGGCTCTCCGCATGACCCCATCCGCATTTGATACTGATGAAGAATGTCAAGGGAACGGCGAAGGATTTCGTCTGCTTTATCCCCGGTACGAACACCAGAGAGCGTTGCGGACATTTCGTACTTGTCGGTCATCAACCCTTCATCGGATAGCTGCCGGATAAGCCAGGTGAAAGTCAGGCTTGCGCCGGTGACAAGCTCCCTGATCTGCTCACGGTAACTCGTGCGCTCCTGCTCCGTCAACCGGATAACAGGCGCATCAGGTGTCCAATACGGACGGGGTGTAGGGTTTCCCGCCATCATGCGACCTCCTTTCTTCGATTTACAACAAAAGTTATAAATTATCCTTGCAAGGGAAACTCTCTTATGCTATACTGAACTTGCCACAAAACAATAAGCATTAGAGATTTCCGTTTGACATAGGAGCCGAATTTCTTTTCAAAGAAAGAGATTTGACCCCTCGGATTGTTGTTGCCTGTTTTATAACTTTCGTTGTTGATATGATTATATCGTAGTTATCGTACTTTGTCAATAGTCAATTTCGTAGTTTTCGTATTTCATATAAGAGGCTTTTACGGAGGAACACAGTATGTTCAAAACGAGATTTGAGCAATTATGTAATGAACGCAAAATTTCCCCAGCAGCGGTATGTGAAGCTATTGGTTTATCAAACAGTGCATATAGCAAATGGACTGAAAATTCTTTACCTCGCAATACTACCCTATTGAAGATTGCTGAGTATTTCAATGTATCAATAGCATACCTAAAGGGTGAAACCGATGACCCCGACATAACTTTGAAAGAGCGTTTATTCCCGGAAATTGCTACGGACTTACGGAAAAAGCCGCTTGATGGCGAAAACATCAATATTCCTGAATTTTGTCAGACTCTTTTATTCTTCTTTGAAAACTGCGATGCACCTGGTCAACTGCGCATAATCCAATTAGCCATGAATGAATATGACCGAACACAAAAAGAAAAAACAAATCCAACGAAAGACTCTGCTATCGGCTAAGATCATCGACCTATCTGAATGGAGAAAGACGCTATGAAAATCACGAAATTTCCCATTGACCTCTCCATGCTGACCGAAGAAGAGATAGACCAGTTCCGGCAAGACCCTTCCACACTTTTTGAAGGGGACACCGATGTATGTTTATATCTCCGGTTCAGCTCTGAACGGCAACGGGAACAATCCATTGAAGGGCAGCTCCGTGATTGCCGAACCTTTTGCAAACTGAATAGCTACCGCATTACCGCCATCTATGTAGACCGAGCCACCACGGCCCGGAAGGATGTGGAGAAGCGACTTCACTTCCAGGAGATGATACGGGACAGCGAGAAGCGACCCTGGGAGTATGTGGTGGTGTGGAAGCTCGACCGCTTTGCCCGGAACCGGACAGACAGCGCACTCTTCAAATTCAGGCTCAGGAAGAACGGCGTGAAGGTCACATCTGCCACAGAGAGCATTTCCGAGAAACCGGAAGGTATCATCTTGGAGGCGGTCTTGGAGGGCATGGCCGAGTTTTACTCTGCTGACCTCTCTCAGAAGATCACCCGGGGCATGAGGGAGTCGGCCTTGAAGTGCCACAGTATCGGAGGCCATGTTCCCCTCGGGTACAAGATTGAAGATCACAAACTGGTCATCAATCCGGCCACCGCCCATATCGTCCAGGAAGCCTTTGAGCTATATGCCAATGGGGAAACCGTTGCGGACATTTGCCGGATGTTCAATGCCAAGGGCTACCGTACAGCCAAGGGGGTTGAATTTAACCGGAACAGCTTCAAGTCCATGTTCCGCAATAAGCGGTATATCGGGGTCTACACCTACAAGGACATTGAAGTGGAGGACGGCGTTCCGGCCATCATCGACAAGGAGCTGTTTGAAACGGTGGGCCGTAGGCTCTCTAAGAACGCAGAAGCCCCGGCAAGGGGCAAGGCCAAGGTAGATTACCTCTTGGCCGGAAAGCTCTTCTGCGGCCATTGTGGCGGCTCTATGAACGGGGAAAGCGGCACCAGTAAGACCGGGGCTATCCACAACTACTACACTTGCTACACTCGGAAGCGGAAACACGCTTGCGATAAAAAGCCATTGAAGAAGGACTGGATAGAGTACATCGTGGCGCAGGATGCCATGGAGCTGCTGACCGATGACACTATTCAGGAAATGGCCGATATGGCGATCTCCCAGACCGAACAGGACTTGCGTGAGAATACCCGTATTCCCGAGCTGACCGAGCGGATGAAGGAAACAGAGAGCGGCATTGCCAACATCACAAAGGCCATCGAAAAAGGTGTTGCCTCTGACGCTCTCATGAACCGGCTCATGGAATTGGAGAAGGAAAAGAAAAATCTTCTCCGGCTCCTGGCCGAAGAAGAGAAGTATGTCTGTAAAATTGAGCGGAGCCAGATTGTTTACTGGCTGACCGAGTTCAAGGGAGGCCGCATTGAAGATGAACGATACCGGCGCATTATCATAGACCTTATGATAAACTCGGTCACGGTATGGGACGAGCCTGACGGTTTCCGTATTACCACGGCATACAACCTGACCTCTTGCAAGAGCAAGACTTTTCGTATAGCCCCTTCCGGTGAGAAGGGGTTCGGATTTGAGGGGTCAGAGTCCACCAAAAAGAAAGACACGACTTTCGTCGTGTCTTTCTTTTTGTGTTCAATCCGCTGA